CACTCTTTAACCCGCACTTCCTACACAGATACACTCCGTCAGGATGGTATATATCGAAGGCTCCACCGCTAAGAGTGTTTGGAGTAGGCTCATGCCAGCACAGCCCCCTAGCCTCGTGTATCGTCCTGTTGACTTCGTCCTTTGTCATGGTTTCACCTTCCTGATTGGGTCGCCGTTCTTCGCAAAATTACGACCCACGAAACCTCCATTCTCCCACTCAGAAGTATTCTTGTTCCACCTGACATGAATAGGTCCCGGAGGTCCACCCCACCCGCCATCGATGAGCCATGTTCCTTTCTGATTCTCTGGCAAAGACAAGAACTCGCCAACGGTGCATGTCCGGGCATGATCGCTCCCATCGTCAAGAGGGTCCCCCGGCTTACGCCAAATACACACAAAACCGAATGCACCTCCGTCTTCGATAGCCAATGTCTTTCCTATCTGCTCTTCAATTGTTCTTGTCATTTCTTACCTCCTTCCTCGGTCCCCACGGGGTTACTCATCAGTTTTCTCCTGGCTCTCCTCTACGAAGGGATCAAGGGTGTCTTCCATGGCCTTCATCTTCTGCTGAATAGCCTTCACCTGCTGCTTCATTGTGGCTATCGATTGCAACGTGGCCGTGTTCTTGCCGTTGAATGCCCTGAGCTGGTTTGCGTGAAGCTGCTCTCGTTGTTTGTCGGACACCCTTACCGTCCACCACTTGTCCAAGCATCCATCTACCCTCGATGTTACGTCGTACTCCATCCAAGCGATGCTCCAGCCGCCGCCTGACCCGTATGCCTTTTGCCGCTTGAAAGTATTTTTCCCTTTCAAACTTCGGTCGATAGCATCTTTAAGTTTGGCGAGGGAAACATTTTTCTTTATTCCCTTCTCGCCCATATCGACAACCCACTCTTCGTTACTGTTGAACTCAATCGTGTAGCCCTCATATACTGTCTGGATCGCCATTCAATACCTCCTCTTCCTCTATCTCGACTTCAAATCTTTCAGCGGAATAGTCGTTAAGCTCTACCCGGCCTGAACGAGGTCCGGGTTCTCTAAAGCATTACCGATGACCTTAAACCGGTTGCCGTTAAGCTTGTATCCTTTGTCGTAAGCGGCTCTTTTCCAGGGGCCGTCAAGGGGTTGCAGATAAAAGCCGCATCTTGCCTTATCCCAAGCTACGATGCACAGAGTAGCGTACGGCCAGTTACCTTGGCATATATCGTTCTCGTACACTTCTATTCTTTCTTTCCCCTCGACGTGCCCAGTTGCCCACACAACCTTGTGAGTTTCAGGCCTGAGCGGGGTCCAAAATCCATTTCTTGTTTGATGGAACAGCACTCCATCGGGGCTCAAAAGACATGGATCGCTTTCCCACTCTTTCTTGTTAACGCACCATACGCGGAATTTACCTTGCATGCTTCTCTCCCCCTGCCCTCATCTCTTCTTCTACTGCTTCAATTACTGAATCCGGGAATCTGTATCCCATCCCCTTGAGCATTTTCAAGGTTTGCAGGAAATCTGATAGGGTTTTGTCGCAGAAGTCTTTTCCATCCATAGGCAATCCTATGGGCACCTTCTCTGCTGCGTGGTGCATGTCCATGACCTTATCCCACCGTTCCATATAACTCTTAAGAGTGTCTTCCCTGAGAGGTATTTCAGGCGGCAAGGCTTCGAGGTAGACAGGCCTTGTGTTGGCTACATAGGTTATGAATCCCTGCGCTGATTCGTAGCAATAGAGATCACATAGAAAATCATCGCTGCTCCATCTACAATAGCTCAATAGTTCCTCCTATTTATGCTTCCCCGCCAACTTCGCCTTCTTCTCAGCTTCCGTATAAACCGACCCTCTTTTAACATCTACCTTCGGGAACCTTTCCGGAAACTTATTGGGCGGGTCATAAGAGACCGGTCTCTCGATCTTACGAGGGGTAATCCTCTTCGTATTGTTTGTCTGTAACGTCTCGTGCTCCCCCCTCATCACGGCCTCGATCTCCATTATCCTATTCTCGTGGTCCTCGAAGTCGTATTGAGGCGCCGCATCCTCTTTGGCTTGTTCTATGGCTTCAATTCTTTTCGTCAGGCCCCCGACTTGATCCAATATCTTCATCGCCAACGGGGTAAGGGCTTCTCCATGAGGAGCTTCGGGAGCCTTGGTCTTCAATTCCAGATCAGTCATTCTATCCGTAACGCCTGTAACGCTTTCTTGTAACGCTTCGACTATTTCTTGTAACGCTGTAACGCCTTCACTCTGCATAGGCTCTTCAGGGATAGGCTGACGTGTAACGCTTTCGCCGGATGTAACGCCTCTTTTCTTCGCCCTGTGCGCCCTAACTCGTTCTAATGTCTTCTGTTTTCTCTCCTCGTCATTCATAGAAACGATCTCCTTTGTAACGTGTAACGCTGTAACGTTCAGTGTAACGCGTTACAGTAACGCTGTCAATCATTTTTCGGATAGAATCTCATTAAGTATCCGAATTTTAATAGGGGTTGCTAAAGGGGGTTTTGGGGCGAAAATTGAATTTAGCGAGGGGGGGAGTCTCAGGGTAAGAAGCGTGCCACAAGTCAAAAATTCAAACGGGTGGGGCATAAAGGCTTGAAATAATTACCATCTCGCTTGCGAAGAGTACATAGTGAGCGAGATTGCAGCGCCCTGTCCTTCTCTTCGTGTCACATTTATGTTACACCTTGTCCCTTTTGTGTGACGAGAACCCCTGCCTGTCTGTAACGTAGAAGTGTACATAGTGTACACAAAGATGGTACGCGCACGATATGACACTCCCCCCCTTATCCCCCCATGTGCACCATGCACCATAACTCATCCTAATTATAGACAAATCACCCACTAACACCCACAACCAGGCGCACGCATAACCCTTTGGAACATCTGAGCATATGCCCATAAATACCCAACTGCCCACTAATCCGACGATCAACCAAAAACCGACATCTTCCAGAACAGACCATGACGAGACAACACGACCCACAGACACGAACGCACGGCACTGATAGTCTCTACTCTCTCTCCTCTCTGGTATCCTACATGGCAAGCATACTCAGGGTTAGCCATATCGCCCTTATCTAATCGCCTAACTGCCTGATATCATAAGCGATAATACACCATTCCGGGACGCTTAACATGCTCATGTGTGCTACCATCCAGGGGCCTTCATGAAAACGATTATTCCCAATGCGATATTAGCCAGTGTTTGCAAGGGTTTTAAGGCCCTTTTTTGAAAAGAACAGTATACTAAACAGGAAGTTTAAGATACTAAACTTCGCCTCGTGTCTCCTCCCTTGGCTCTGCCTTGACCCTTCACTCAGGGTTAACACTGTTCGGTTGAATGCCAGTTGTCAGTCGATACCCTAAATACTCTGTCCTTGATTCTGCACACACAGTCACCACGGCCACCTATCCGATAATTAGGGCATTCCTATCGCCTTCACTTGGGTAAATGTCTGAGATCATACATTTATTTTCAAAATAATGCCTGATTTCTCAGAATCATGTACGTTTTTTGTTGACAGTTTTTCGGGTACTTTTCAAAAAGGGCCATTTTAAGGTGTTTCTTTAATGATATCAATAGCTTACATACTCACGAAGTATCTACCCAAAAGCTGCTTTATGTAGTAATATCAATAACTTAGGCTTAGCTAAAAACCCATGCTATAATAAGGTATGCAAAGGAAGTCAAAAACGGAAGAAAAGGAAGGAAATATGTTCAGGGAATTTGAACAAATCAACAGGAATCTTTGGAAGCGGAACGGGACATACTACCGGCTCTACAGCGTAGGCGTTACTCCTAATGGCTGTTGGCTGATTGCTCCCAAGATGGTAGAACTGGCCGACATCGACATATCAACAGGAAAGGACGTGTATGGCGCACAAGCGGTACATTTCTCCGTCGCTGGCGACGTTCCATCTATCTACGAATCTATTACGTACAGAACCGACAAAAACTAAGGGAGGTACTGACGATGACAATTCACATTATTAATGACCAGGCATATGTAGTCTTCTGGAATGGCTACCGGGTAGTTGATTCGTTTCGCGTTACATATCGTTAACGAAAAGGGAAGGAGGTTAACACCATGAAAGCCAAATGCGCTTGCAGTGATCCGGGTTGTGAAGTCCACGAAGGAAAGAGCGAATGCACACACAATGCCGTTACGGTCGTTGTTCGGGTTGACATGGAAGATAGGACGGGAACGCCAATGTGTAGAGCATGCGCCAATGATGCGCTTGAAAGTGGCGTCTTTGATGAGCGCAAGAGCTACTTGAGGAAATACCACGTATAACGGAATTACCAATAAACAGGAGGTTTATCATGGCACACAATTTAGCTTTCGACGCGACGGCAGGACGACATGCAATGTTTAGCGGTGACAGGAAAGCAGCATGGCATAATCTCGGAGTAGTGGTAGACGGCGCTCTGAACTGGCAGGACGCCATGCAGACGGCGCTTCTCGACTGGCAGGTTGACAAGGTTCAATTCAATTCGCCTTTGACTGGTTCACCTGTCGATTCGTGGGGCATCTTCCGTAATGACACTCAAGAGTTCTTGGGCGCGGTTGGCAACAATTACACGCCTATTCAGAATCGGTATGCCTTTGCCTTCGTTGATTCCATCCTTGAAGCTGATAACCACGCTCACTATACCAGCGCCGGCGCTCTTGGGAAAGGCGAGCGCATTTGGTGCCTTGCGAAAGTCAACGGCGATATCCAGGTTGCAGGAACGGATGATAAGCACGAAACCTATTTGCTTTTCACAACTTCCCATGACGGATCGGCTTCGGCAATCTGCAAGCTTACGACTGTCCGTGTAGTCTGCCAGAATACCTTGACGCAGGCGCTCAATCAGAATGGCGCTTTTCTCAGGGTTAAGCATACTCAGAACGCTGAAGCGAAAATGAACCACGCGCGGTCCCTCATGCAAGGCGTCCATGCTCAAGTTGCGGACATCGAGAACAAGTTTAACCTCCTTGCACAGCGCAAGGTTACACCGGATTCGATCACTGCCGTCATGAAGAAACTCTTCGGAGACTGGGAGGAAAAGAAGACGGCCAAGACTGAGAACAAGGTCGCAGAGATTCTACAGCTTTTCGCCTCAAACGATCATGACGCCATTCCCGAAGTCAAGGGAACAGCTTACAACCTTCTGAATGCAATCACTGAGTACCAGGACCACTTTGCAGCTTTCAGGCGCACGGACGGCAAGGCGGACATGGCAGGCAACGTGATACGGTCCGAGAATGCCCTGTTCGGCGTAGGCGCAACGCTCAAGGAGAATGCGCTTGAAGTCGTCCTTGAGGCAACAAAGAACGATCCTTACCACCAGGTAATGAGGCGCTATGTAACCGTTCCTACGCAGATCGTCACGCCTAAGCCTGTTAGTCTGCTTGATTCGATCATCGACGGCATGTAACCGCACAGGCGAGAGCGCAGGGTTAAACACCCTGCGTAAACCGACATTGCCGATATCTCAAGTACGGCAAGCGGGCCAAAAACTAAAGGAGAACATCATGACAACATTTGAACGTATCTTCGAAAAGGCAGACAAGGTTGTAAAATCCTACCGCACGGATCTTGACATCGACCGGGATTGCATTAATCAAAACCCTGGCGTGCCATTCATCCACGTGGCCCGTGAAATGGGGACGCATATTGTGCTTATGCCCACTGCCGATACATATCCGACCGAAGGCGAGGTTGTCCCATACTTGATGGGACATGCGGACCGGCACCATATGCTTGATCAAATACCGATAATGGTCAAATGCGTAGTGGACAATGAACGAACAATCCAATATTTCGATGGTCACACGGTTAAGCTGATCACCGCAGAGAAGGCTATTGGTTTGGCCGCAGAATACGTTAAAACAATCAGGCACCAATGGTACAAGGCCCGCAGAGCATCGTAGTCTATCATCGCGCCCGTGCGGTATACCGGGCAAACAGGACAGGCGGATAGGCGCAAGCTGGCGAGACCGCAAAAATCACAGGGGGTTATCAATGGCAAAAGTCTACAACAAATCAAGCCAATTTTTCGAGAAGGCCAAGCAGTCAAAATGTCCTCGCTGTTCTGGCTTTGGCGCTAACTTCAGGGATGAGGATAACTGTCCTTTATGCCGTGGATATGGCCGGTTGTGGCTATCGCCTTCGGGATGGACAAGGGCAATCTACGCAAGAATAGCAGACAGTAGGCTTTATTAAGCATTGGGGGGGGGTTATCAATGAAACTCTTAAAACGAGACAGAACACGACTTTTACAGGTTCTAACCAAGCTGAAACGTGCAGAGGCTTTTATCTTGTCCGATAGGACCGCAATCATGCGACAGCATAACCTGTCAAGCACAGATATCTTTACCGCTCCATACTACCCTGACGAAAAATACGTCAAGATCACAAAAGACATTGGCAGTGATTTAGTCTCGCTGTTCACGGGCATTAGAGACCTTGAAAATATACTAACCATCCAGGAGGCCAAGAATGATTAAGACATGTAGGTTGAACTATTACGGAAAGGACAGAGACAATCCTAAAGACATGAAACCGCTCTTTGAAAGCCGTATGGCTTCGGTTGGCGTATCGATGGAGGATATCTCCATAAATGGTCCTACGTATGGCACTGAGACACACTTTGGGAATTGGTGCATTGTACCGGTCCTCAACAATGAAGCTGCACAGAAAATAGCTGCCCTTCCAGATTTTGAGCTCGACTACTTCCAGGGCATTCTTGAACCGTGCGACATAGAAGCCTTCCAGGTTGGCGACAAGGTACGAATCAACGGAATCAATGACTTTGCTATGGCCTACAGGTACGAAGGCAAGGTCTATGCTAAGACCGTGGATAGCATAACGATTCTCAAGAAGGGTTCACGCTCGAAGGGTTGGACGTTCAAGCCGTGGGACGATGTAACCATCGAGAAGATATAGGGAGGGTTAACCCATGATATTCAAAACCGTCTTACATGGCGAAGTTGTAACCGTTGACACTGGCAAGCATCCTGATTCCAAGCGGGCAAAGAAGGACGTGTACCAGAAGCGCCGGGCAGAGCGGAAAGGCAAGCAAGCCGTGTACAAATTGGCTGAGTTGTGAGAGGATAAAACAAAAACAGGAGGAAGGGAAGATGAAACCTGTAAAACACGATGCAATATACAATGAGGCGATGGAGCGAGCCGACAAAGACTTTCACTCTGAGGATGGTTTAGGCATGGTCGGTAAATGCCCTTACATTTTTTCCTCAAACATGGCTGACGCCTATTGGATTACGGCGCATGTCTTATATTATTGTGGTCGTCGTCCTTCGGCGCTCCACAAGTCTACCGGGTACAAATGGATAGTTGATATCAAGGGCAATGGCACCTATACCGCGACTGTAGACAAGGCAGACCACAGGACGGGCATTAAGGGCATAGTTAACTCACATTGCTAACTATTCACCCTCGCCCGTGGGTTAACGGGCAAACAGTACAGGCCCCCAGGCGTGAGCTGGCGAGGGGGTACAAAAAGGAGGAAGGGAAGATGAGCTACTATGTAACAGTCAAACACCACAGCGTTATCGGGTATTGGGAAGAGCTTGGCGCCAAAACAGAGATAGGAGCCAAGAGAGAGGCGTGGGCAAGAGAAGGCTCCGGCTACATCGGGCATGTAGTACATGTCATTGAGGCCGACAGTTTGGAGGACATCCATCGGAGGGGTAATACCGGCGATTGGTGTAGAGAAATAGGCAGTGGACACGGCTGGTATAGCAATAGAGGCCATTAGCCACTTTCCTCGCCCGTGGGTTAACGGGCAAAGGAGAAGCCGTCCTGACGAGCCGTAGACGGCGAAACCGTGGCAGAACCGTGTCACGGTAGGCGGATCATGGATGCGCCCGGACTTCTTGGAGGTCCGAATCACAAATGCCGTAAGGCAGGAGGATCAAAATGGCAACATACAGAATGGAAGACGGAACAATCGTGAAGACCGAGAATGCAACAGCGCATTGGGACGAAGAGACAGATTGGGACGGCAACAATCATATTTCCAGGGCAACAAGTAGCCAATGGAATCATCAGGAATTGTACAAGTCCAAGAAAGGCCGCTATTACATCGAGCACTCTTCGCAATGGCAAGGCTCTCAGCCTCACGTTGAATGGGTATCGCCACAAGAAGCCGCAAGGTGGCTCCTGCTCATGGGGCATGATCTACCGGAAGATTTAGAACAGTACGAAGACGATGTAGCCGAATAGGCATAACAAAAGCCCCTCCCTTGCTCGAACAGGGGAGGGGATACAAAAATAACCGTGGAGGGTTATCATGCCAAGTTTAGACCAACAAGAACCGTGTGTCAACGCCGTACTCTGTGCCGTGTGTGGGACGTATCTGCCGGAATCACAATCAGCCTGTGTTATGGGAAAGACCGTTCACCGGCATCACGAGATCGATGAGGTTATCCTGTCCATGTGCGGCAAGGTGGTAACGACTTTCGAGCGGATCAACCGTGGGTGTTTCCATTGCACCTTCTACTCGCCGGACTGCGACTGTGGGGAGGTGCAACCGTGACCGCTCAGGCCGACCGCGTCCGGGTAGAGTTTTTGGGTATACAACCGACATTGCGCAACGGTCCGGGCTTGGTCTTGGTCAATGAGCCTTCGGGAACGACCGTGACCTATAAATCAGACAGACACTACTTAGAGGGGTTCAGGGTTAGGCTCTTGACAAGGGTTGACGGTATCCCGTACAAGCCGGGAGCAAAGATAACCGTGTACCGGGACTATTTAGGCCGGATTGCCTGGAAGATCGGAGAACGTTTCGTGTATCTGCCAAAAGGGAGCCATGAGGGGGTAAAATCATGAACCATACACTAACACCGTGGACCGTGGAACCAGAAGAATGGACGGATGGCAAGGGGATTGCTATCGTAGCTCCAGGGATAGGCATCGTAGCGATCATTGATCCTGAAGGCGCGGCTACTGCGGAGGATACGGCCAACGCCGAGTTCATTGTCCGGGCCTGCAACAATCCACGACCGGCTTGTCAAAGCACTGAAGTCTATCGTAATCGCATTTTCAGAGCACCTTCAGGATGAGTCAAAAGAAAAAAAGGTGCCGGTCGAAATTCTATGCCCGTGCTGGACAACGGAACTCGACATGGCAAAAAAGATATTAAAGGAGGACCTATAAATGATCCGAGTTACAATGTCCAGCGTGGATTATGGCGCGGAATCTTTCGAGTACGCAACGCTTGAGGAGGCCTTGCAGGGAATCGGAAGGCTACACCTCAACATAAAGAAGCTTGACGATGGGGTAGAAAGATCGTTTACGATCAGCGAAGAGGAGGACATATAAATGAGCCAACTTACAGAAAGTGATTGGGGAGAAATATACGCTGCGATAGATTCCAAGATTGCCGGGCTTGTTGCCGGGGAATACGGGGAATCGGATGGAGATTGCAACGTCAAAGAATGGATAGGCCAGCTTGAGGGCATCAAAGACAAGATCGGGCCGGACGGGGAGAACATGACCGGGGAAGTCACCGGGGAAGATAACTCAGCCAAGTTATACAGTACGCTCCGAGCCATCAAAGCAAGGCTTAATGGCGAATGGGACAATCCAGATTTACAGAGGTTCGGGGCGCTCCATCCCAACGAAGACGTAGATTGCATGAGAATGGTTGAAAGCGCCTTGACAGGTGAAATTCCCGAACCGTCTCCTGTCCGCATCGTCGTCGAGGTCGAGGGTGGCGTAGCACAGGCCGTTTATTCTAATCTGCCGGATAGCGCGGTGGATGTGAGCGTACTCGACCGGGACAACCGAGAAGCAGACGACACGCACGATAAGCACTATGCAAGCCTTGAGGATGAGATCGGGCATCTAAACTCAGTTTATTGAGGAGGTAAATCATGTGTAACATAAACAGTACGGATTGTAACGTAAATAACGACATGGCTCGTGCGATTAAGGATATCGCCCACGGTATCTTAGGCTTTGATCTACAGACCAATAATTCAGACGATAAAGACTTCCACGACGTTGCAGTATGGCAAATCAAAGAAGCATTGGAACGGGCATACCGGGCCGGACAAGACTCGTTAAAAACGAAGGAGGACGACAAATGATAATCATGCAACAATACGACAAGCTCTTCAGCATGACGGAGCTTCTTGACCGCGCGGCAGAGTTCTTCGCCGCCGACAAAGCGATTGGACATTGGCCGCCGACCGAGGCCGAACTTGAACTAATCGGGTTCGTAATCGGAGAGGATGCAGACTTCATAAGAGGGAGATTAGAAATACACGAATCAGACAATGACCACATTAAGGATAGACGCCTCGATAAACGTAAGGCACTGGAAGAGATGGAAAGTAACGGGTTTTTGAGCGAATACGGGAAAAAAGAATTAAAGCGTCTGAGATCAGACGATTAAGACGAAAGATCGGACGATTATCGGACGATAAAGGAGGTTATTTATGATACCAGCTACCCTTGAATCATTTGACTGGCTATGTCCTCAGTGCGGGTTCTCCAACGTATTGAACATTATCGAAGACGATGGCCCGTTCATCAGCGAGCTATGCGAAGAATGCTATTCAGAGTTCGATATTGACTGGCTCAGAGAGAACGCTAAAATCACCAAGGAGAACAACGATGATACCAGCACTTGCACACACTGATGTATTGCCTCTACCTGCTGTGGGCGATTGGCGTATGACCCGGCTGAGGGAATACCTGGACGAGATCGGCTACGATGGCCTTCCGGCAGACCCGCGTGGAATGAAAGGCTATCGTTCTTGGTTGGAGGACCGTCACTATGCACCCAATTCCGTTTCGGCCTGTCTCGCCCCTGTCAGGCTGATTTATAGCACGCTCCTGGGGGTTGATACAGCCAAGATAATTCGTAGTCCTAAAAGAGCGCAAGGATTCCTCAAGGACCCGGTATCCGAAGAGGATACGGCAAAACTCCTGCGGTTCGTTTCGGAGAAAGCCTGCATCAAGGACCGCGCTATGGTCTACCTTATGGTCTACCTTGGGTTGCGGGATGTCGAGGTTTCCCGGCTGGACATAGGGGACTTCTACAAAGAGGATGATTTATACTTTCTCAGGTTGTGGCGGAAGGCTCACTCGGGGAAGGACGTGAGGAAGGAGGTTTCCGGAGATCTCCTGACCGTGCTCATGGCGTACCTGGCAACCGTATCAGGTAGGACCGTGGGCGAGGCGATGTTTCAAGGGCAACGGGGTAGAATTCACCCCGTAACCGTGGGTACGACCGTTTCAAGGATCATGCAGGCGTGTGGGGTTAAGAACGCCGATAACACACACCGGATCACGCCTCACAGTCTGAGGCACACGGCCATCACTATGTACATGAAGGCCACCGGGGATATCCGAGGGGCGCAGAGATTCGCAGACCACACGGACCCGCGCACAACAGAGATATACGCTCATGACGTGGGGATTAGGCCGGAAACCGTATTAGCGAAACTGTTACAGAGATAAGGAGGCCATCGATGGAACTAATCATCCTGATTATACTCACAGCCGTACTCAGACTAAAAATGTAGAGGAAGGGGGCCGATAAGCCCCCTTTTTTTTATTCCTCGAAGGCTACAAAGGGTTCTAACTCCTGATAATCGTAGGCGTTCAGAACTCCCACGGGCACCTTATCGAGGGCCAGAGCCACCTTCTCGAAGGGCAATTCGTTTTCAATGTTCAGAAGCTCTATGAAGTCTCTGGAGAAATCCTGCCCGTGATCCCCGAACTTATAGGTGTTCTCCTCTGTCTTTACAGTACCGTCTTCGTTGAGCGTTTCCCACTTCGTCTTGAGCACACCATCGGCGTCACGCATTGCCCACTTTTCGATGATCTTCTGCTTTTCCTCCATGTAGACCGTGTTCAATCCGCTCAACTCCTTGAGGATACGAGACAGCCAGTAGCTCGCCTTTGTGGGAATATCTCTGCACTTACTTAGTCTCACTAACGCCGGTTCTTCCTGAATCTGCCGGTCAAAAAAGCTATTTCCAACTGTGATCTTTGCCATGATAGGCTTTCTCCTTTATTGTTTGAATTTTGCCGTTAATGCCTCTACTTGTTGCTGTAATTTCTGGACCGTGCCATATAGGGCTGCCATGATCTGCCCCTGATTGAGATCAAGACAGTCTTCTATGGCCTCTTCCTTGTATGTGGGCCTCGTTTTCGTGACCGTCTTGAATCTGCTCATTCCCTGGTCGAACTCTTCGGCGTCATATTCTTCTGTCCCATCCTCAAAACGCTTGGTGAATGTCGTTTTGCCAACCGCTTTCGGGAATATCTTTGCAACGTCCTGTGCCACCCATCCAAGACCGTGCCGGTCCCGCACCTGTGTTTCTGTGTACACCCCCTCTGCCCATCCGAACCGTTTGAGGGGAATCGATTTGACGATCTCATAACAGCGGTCAAGGTCCGCCAGTTCGATATCCGTTTTGATGCGCTCATCAGATACGACCGTCCATAATCCGCCCGCGCCCGGCTTACCAGCACTATCTGAGGATAGCTGCAATAAATACACCCCGGAAGGTGCGGCAGATATTCCAACAGACCCTACAAATTGGCTCATTTTGTCGGAATATAATGATACTATTCCGCCTGAATAGGCGGCTACGCCATAACCCGAGGCGCTGTTCCCGGCAACTCCTCTGCCGGACCCTGAGTGGTAACCAGCTATCCCGGAATAACTGTTGTTGGCACTCTCGCCGTAGATTGAATGAGCGTTGGACGATATACCCTTAATGGCATACGATGTACTCCCGCCGCCAGTCGCGGAAGCGTTGATCGCAATACCGCCTGATCCGGAACAGAGCGAATAGATGCCCCCGCCTCCGGTAGTGCCGCCGCTGTTGATGGATATTCCGTAATAGGCGCCTGCTGCTGATGTGACCGCAATGGCATTGGAGGCCCATGTCTGGACCTTTAAGGCAGGTTTGTTGTAACCATAAAGGAGGGCCGCTACCCTGGAATTTCCTGAACTGTTGGACCCGGCTTTGAGCACATAGTAATCAACCCCATCACTATTGATCCCCATACTCGCCATTAAAGAGATCGTGCCATCCCCTCTGTCACCATAAAAATAGAGTTCGTTTGCTGAGGCGTCGAGAAGAACGCCCTTTGTGGTTCCTACGGTGTCGGATGTTTTCAGGCTGCCCGATATTGTTACGCCCGTTGCATATAGTGTCCCGGTCGTGTCAATATAGAAATTCTTGGCATGAATTGAGGCATCATATCCATCCGAATAAATGGTCATGTCGCCCGCGTTGGTCGTGTATCCGGAATGATCTTCCGTACCAGTGTACAGAGACGCTCCATTTATGTTCCAGTTGCCAATTTTGACAGCCCCCGCTGTTGTCCACTGGATCGCCTTTGTGCCGACCAACCCGAACCAACCGGACCCGTCCGTCTTGATCTCCGCCGTCTGCACTGACCCGTTGTAGCCCCTGAACGATGTTGAGTCGATCTTAATCCCGGTGCTGGCCGAAGCTGAGGTCTGGAAGATACCCGTTCCAAGGGCCGTAATAGCCCCTGTGCTGATCTGCCAACCGTTTGTTGAACCGCCGATGTAAGCCGATGCCCCGATGGTTAGGTTGCCGGATGTATCCCATGAGATAGAAGAGTTCGCCAAGAACCCGGACCCGTCCGCCGCAAGCTGAATCCTGGCCGTGGTGTTATTGCGTAGCTGGACTATACCCGAGCCGATGTAGACGTTGCTCTTGCCTGACCCGACTTCCCCCAGGGTTAAGACCCCTGCGGCCAAGTCGGTATAGACCGTAGACCCGTTGCGGATGTAGACGTGCCCCGTACTGATGAGGATATTATCATCTGTGGACACGCCAAGGGTTAAAGACCCTGCCGCAAGGTCAGTGTAAACCGTCGAACCGTTCTTGATCTGCACATGGCCCGTAGAGATCGCGATATGGTTGTCCGTGGTGAGCCCCAAAGTCCATGTTGACGATGACAATTGAGCCCTAAGCGTATTGCTGCTGTCAAAGAACCGTATCCCATTTGTAGAGTCAACCGTGAGGTAATTGGCTGCACCGTACTTCCCGAACGCGGCGCCGTAAGTGGTAACTCCGTAGCCGTAGACCCCATTCAGGTTGCCTATGGCCCAACACTCAGTCCAATCATTGTAAGTGGCTGAGTTTCTGACATTGCCGACAATGGCAGGACCGTACTGCGATGCCGCCTTCACTCCTCTCAGGGAATAGATATCGATGAAACCGTTTCCGGTCTGACCAGTATCAAAGAGGGCATCCCCGGCATACCACGCATTTGCACCAGTCCCATCAAGGTTTCTTGTGACCGTGTATGAGTAAGGGCCTACGCCTCCGGCCGAAGAGGTAATCGCCATAAACTCAACCGACCCGTTGGCCTCCATGTAAACCCTGTCACCGTTAACAAGGTTGTTATACTTCACGTAGATTGTAGTGGCGCCGGCCGTAAGGTCTGAAGTCAGGATGTTCGTAGGGCCTACCAAGATCCGCCCCCCGATAGTTGCAATGGTTGACTGCGCTACGAGGGTCTCTACCCACAACTCAGCGGCATGGAGGGTTAGGTATTTCTTATTGATCGCCCCCATATTGAGGTCGTAATTCGTGTTTGGGAGGATGTCATTACCTGTTGGATCGAAAATGAGGTCTCCCGTAGGGGCAACCGTAAGGTTTCCTCCTGATCCTACAGTGAAATCGGAATAGACCGACCCGTCTGTATAGCTCAACCGTAATTGAGCCCCCGAGATCGTGAGAACATCGAGAGCCGCATCAGGACCGACCGTGTTGATACCGACCCGGTTATTCGTGGTATCAATGTTCAGGATGGAAGTGCCATCTTTATCTTGAAGCTGAATCGCCGTTACCGCGTCAGTCGTAGGCTTCAAGGTAAATACCGCTGCCGGGGCAATAATCGAAGCCGTGTGAACGTGATCCCATGTCGGTCCCGCTGTCGTAGAAACGTCCTGATTTATAGTGGAGGCTCCGGATACGGTTAGATTATAATTGACATCTACTGCGGCCCCTGCCGCGATATCGAGGGATGCCGTCCCATTGGTCAGGTTGAAGGTATTTGCGCCTCCCGTGACAACCAGGGAACCGCCGTCCTTCAGCGTCACGCCATCAATGACGACAGCATGGCCTACAGTAACCTCGTTGATGTGGTCAACGCTAATTGCCTGATCAAAAAATACTCCATGTCCTCCCGATGCCTCTCCTATGTGATCCACATAGACCGTAGGTGAATGGATATGGTTGAACGTTGGCCCGGCCGTTGTGGAAACGTTCTGGTCGATAGTGGAGATTCCCGAGACCGTGAGCCCGTAGTTGATGTCAACCGATACCCCGTAAGCAACATCAAGGTTGGCGCTACCATTCGTCAGATTGAACGTGTTTGAGCCGCCAGTAATGATGAGAGATCCACCGTCCTTGAGGGTAACGCCATCAATGACGACAGCATGAGCATAGGAACCCTCTCCGATATGATCGACATTGAAGGTCTTGTCCAACGAAACTGCCGTCCCATCCCACTGGAAGATTGCGTTACCGCCCGTGGTCCTACCGAGGACAAGCTGAACATTGGCATCCGTCGAATCGCTATTGACCGTGAAAACGTTGGCTGTAGTCCCTGAAATGTCCGTACCGCCAGCATATATGATCCCGGACATGGTAAGGTTGGTCCCATCCCAATAGAGATAGCTTGTAGAACTTCCCAGATAGAATTTGGCCTTATTACCATCTGAATCGTCCAGACCCAGGATAAACCCTGCCGTGGTGGTAACGAAATCTGTCTTTCCGGCTGCGATGTAGGTATCACCATGTCCATCCCATATCTGAAGCGTGATGGTCCCCGATGCAATGCCGGTTTTCCCAAGAGTGACTGCCTGAAAATACCCGCTCGTAGCCGTAATGTCCCCGGTGATCGTGGCTGATGTTGCGACGACTGCCCCTGCTGAGGTGACTCTGAATGGTGCGGATGCGGGTGTCGCGTGACCGGCCCAAATGCTTATGCTATCAACAGCCGACATCCCTACAACGCCAGAAGGGTCTTTCATGACTCCTGTCGTGACCACCCATCCCGAAGTGCCGCCAATGTAACCGCTCTTGGTGTTGACTACGCCCGATGTGTAGACGTTGCTCCCGTCCCAATAGAAATAGTTGCTGGTATCCCCGAAGTATGCTTTTGACTTACCGCTATCGGAATAGTCCAGCCCGATTATAAAACCTGCCGTGGTTGTGGCAAAGTCGGTCTTGCCGGCCCTTATCGCAACGTCACCCGTCCCACCCGAAACCGACAAAACGATGTCTTGGGATGTGATTGTTCCGGCCGTAAGTTTCGAAACCGCACACGTCAGGATTTTTGCATCAGTAACGGCGAGATTTTTTATCTTGGCTTCATAGATTGTCGCATCCCGGATGTCCATCCCCTCAACCATCATCGAATTAGCCTGGCGAACATAGCAGATGTAGTTTCCATCCGATGTGGTAGAAGCGGACGTGTAGCCGATGATGATCTGATCCGCCGTCAGGGTTGGCATGGCACCAAGGGCAACGATAGAAATGGTTGCAGTTCTCCCGGATAGCGTGGCAATGACGTATTTGCTGTTTGCTGAGGCCAGAGTCCCCGAACTGAGGGTATATTCCGTACCGGCCATGATGATTGATCCCGATGTCCATGTCAGGGTTGTGGTAGTGAAATAGAAGATCGAGTTTTTGACAACGAAATCTGTTCTATAAAGCTCAACGGGGGGCACATAGTCTGTCGTACCGGAAGCCTGCGAGGTATAACTCGAATACTGACCGAATACGTCCTTCGCCCTGACTTTCACGTAGTAAGTCGTTAGGGATTCGCCTTCGTATGTGACCTCTGTCTGCGGCCCCGTTGTGTAGAGGGTTGACGGCCCAGGAGTGAATCCATTTACAGTTGAGATATGGACTTCATACTCCTGGATATCGGCGTCTGTAACCCCAGTGAACCGTATCATGACCGTCTGGAAGGATGCCGTTACCCCCAAGCCTGTAGGCACAGAGGGGGCTGCGTTCGTTGCCGTACCCGTAGCCGCGCTTGATTCCTGACCAAATACGTCAATTACCGCAAGGCTGTAGGTAAGAGATGGATCTGCTCCTGTATTGTCTATCCTGTTTTGATCGAAAGGATAAACAAATGATCCTCCTGCAATCTCATACTCGGTGCTGTTTATGGTAAGGCGGTGATAATCGAGGTCTGCGGCCGGACTCTTGGTCCATGTGAATATGCAATCTCTACCTGTAAAGTCAGCGGTGAGATCCGCAATAGCTGAAGGCGCCGTATTGGTTGCGGTTCCAGTAACAGGGGTCGATGCGTTACCAAAGATATCAACTACAGAGAGGCTATACGACAATGAAGGATCGGGAGTGGTATTGTCCTCAACGTTCTCATCGAAAGAGTAACGGTAAATGGCTGTCGTGCTGTTCGTGATTCTCTTCTCAACTCCGTTAATCGTCAGAGAGTAGTACGAAAACGCCGGTGCAGTTGAGGGAGTCCAGGTAAAATAGCAATCCTGCCCTCCGAAGTTGATTATCAGGTCTTCCGAAGGCCCCGGCGCTGTAACTGTCAGGGTCGCTTCTGTTGATGGATCGCTTTCCTGGTTGTAGGCATCGAGAGCGGTTACAGTGAAATCGTAGTCACCGGGAATAAGAGCGCCTGCATAGACGTATTCATGGCCTGTGTACTTCTCGACCAGAAGGACCGTGTTGAGGTAGATATTGTACGCTACGACCGATACCGCTGTTGATGCCGTCCATTCGAGCGTTACGGTCTGATCGGCAAGGGTTACGGTGAGGCCCGTAGGTGCATCAGGGATGTAGGGCGTACCGACTATGGTAATGGAACAATCATCCCCGTCGTCAGGATTCCTCGTGGCTGAGACGGCAAATTCAATAGTTTGCCCAATGGGAAAGTTGGATTCGAGCTCGAAATATTGGTTGGATGTTTCACCAATCAACATCCATGAGCCGGAAGCCCCTCGACGGTATACCCTCCATTTCACGGCCGAACCCCGCCATGTCAGGATAATGGCCGATGTCCCCGTACCATTTGCATTGTACCTGAAAGTCTCGGTAGCCATGAGACCCGTTACCGCGTCCAGATCAGATATAGTCTCGGGCACTGGAATCGTAGCCGTGTCGTCGTAGACTTCGGTAACGTGCTCAACTGCTACCAGCGTTCTGCGCATAGAGCTGGCTCGGGTGGTCTTCGCAAGGCGGAAAAGTTTTGTTGCTTGGCCTACTTCTCCGAAACTGTATTCCGTCAGGGGCGCCGGGGTTACTCCCCATGAAGTAGTCAATGTGAGGGTGTCGGTAATGGTCTCTACGCCTACCGCCGTCACGGTCTTGGCCTCACGGGTATCGTCGGCCAGATGCTTGATATAGACAGTATACGTCGTTCCGGGTTCCAGGGTGACATCCCTATCAAGGACAACCCCGCTCGACGTAGCCGATACGATCCTGCCCGAATAGCCCCACTGAGGAACATCGTGAGCCACTTCTATGACATCCCCAGGCACGCAGCCTATCGCATCTACATCGGCCCCCCAACTGGCAGTAAGAGTGATGTACCTGTTCTTGTTGAGGCTGTATTTGCCGTATTTAATCGCCATATCCCTGTCGGTACATCCAACGAGGTCTATGGTTGCGGGAACGCGATCTGTCAGATCGTCGTATCCCTCTTGCTCGATAGTTACGGTTCGTTTGGCCCAGTTCTCGTCCTCATCCCAATACGTCACCTCAACGATATTGGCCCGGCCATCCATGTCAAGCCATTCTTCCTTGAAGGAGTCTTTTTCGATGCTGCCCATCGTGAAAAGGAATCTCTGGGCCGGAAGGCTATCGCTGTCATAAATACAACTAAATCTGCTGCCCCTCTGAATTACCTGACCGCGCCCGAGAGCACCGACTATCGCCATGGATGCGCGGAGGTTCCGGGATGAATCGAAGTAAACATTACAAGTGTACCCTTTCGACGTACACCACGTAGCCCATGATAGGAAATCAGCATAAATGATCTTGGAATACGCCTTCCCCATGCCATAGTCTGAATTGTGAAGCATGTCGTAGCAGGCCCATGCAGGATTGTTGGCCGGCTTAGATTCGTAGGCCGCGCCGGTCCACACCTGCACCGTTGACCTTTCCGCAACGCAAGTAATACGAGGATCGGTACTGGATAGTTTGTCTGTGGCTAAGGCTTGGACTCCAAGAAGGGCTGTTCCTGGATAGCTGAAATCATCGTATAAATAGGTTTGATAATATTCCCAATAGCATTTATTTTGTTCCCTGGGAGATGTTGCTTCAGCTTCCGATCTTTTAATTTGGAACTCGTATTGCCCTGTGGGAAGGTCATCCACCCTCCAGAACCTTCTGACAACATCAGTTGTGGCTTCCGTAATGGCGTCCGTTGCCATGGTTGTCCATGAACCTGCTCCCACCATCCGATATTCGATAATTGGAGTGACCGTTCGGACTTCGTAATATCCCTCATCGTCAACGTAGACCAAACCGGGACAATAAAGCCCAATGCCAAAGCCCTGAATATCCCCCGATGTCTGCCTGGTTGTCCAGTCTGTAGACAACTTGAGTCCTACGGGCACATCGGCGCTCGTATCGTTAAAATAGGGGATGATAGGTTGTTCCGTTTCTCCTGTTCGTATCTCGCACGCCACATCCTCATCGTAATAAGCAATTGGGTTATCATCGATTTCTACGAGTTCGATTGAGTCAACCGCATGATCCGCGACAGCAAAAAGCAACTGGAGATACTGAGTAGAAGACTCAGCGACAGTTCCCACTCCTGTTATGTTGACCGTGCAGCCGACCCCTCCTCCCCCCGAAGTCGCTACCGCGTTTCCTGCGGTATACCCAGTGCCGGGAGTGTGAACCCCTAAAGTAGCTACTATCGCTCCAGAAGAGGCAACAGAACAGTAGATTGTCCCTCCTGATCCCCCGGTCTGAACCACTGTCAGGTTTGCAATCTTGGGAAAACCACCCACCGGACTATTATACCCGGACCCGCCAGATGCTAACGCGACACGCCTCAACCCTCCTGTCTGTGTAGACTGGCCGCCCGCAACGGAAACATATCTCCCTATCCGGGGAGGAGTAACACGGTGACGACCGTACAGGACAGGGCAGACTTGCCCTTCGTCCTCGTTGTTGGGTAGAGGGTTCCAGCTATAAGTCTGAGATGTTTCGCTACCGTCGATGTCCCCGGTATCGATCTTGGGGGCAAGGAAAGTATTAATGAGAAAACCACCGGCCGCTACGATGCCGCCCGCGATCATGGAGCCGGCCATCGTTAACGACCCGGTGGCTGTTACCGCTGTCACTCCCATCATTGGCCCTAAAACACCGGCCATATATGGAGCAAAGATAACCAGGGCAAGCATGGCGACTACAGATAGCACTGATTTCCCGTCATCCCCGTGTGGTGTCGCACAAAAAACAATACTGTCACCCGGAATAGGGACAATTGTTTCGATCTCTTCCGGCGTCAAGGTTCTCATAAACTGTCTGCCGGGACTGGTTAACGTCACCACAACATCAAGATTGGCATCACCAGGCGCCGGAAAGAACTCTCTGACCGCCCTCTGGATGGAAGGGCAATGATCGACCTCTTTGATTTCTCGGCTTTCTATTGGATCGAACGGATTCTTGACGCAGGTAATTAAGATTTTATCCATTTATAAAAACCCTCTATGATTCTATTGTAGACAGGATCGTTTATGTCACTCATGATGGACGCGGTATTACGCCGGGTATGGATGAATTTACCGTCCCCGATGTAAACCCCGAAATGTTGGACAAGCTCAGGGGCATCCCGTTTCATCCTCATTGCTACCATACAGGGCTCTTCAGGGGCATCGATACGCTTCCAATCCCCTTGGATAGCCTTAAACTGCTCGTAGCAAGCATCAGAGGCAAAGCAGGAGATGTCCTTGCCATAATCCGGCATCCCTGTGAGGCCGTAGGCGTGAAAAATAACCAACATCAGGCCGGCGCAATCATAAAAAGGTCTATGTGTGATGGGGTCGATAGACTCCCCCCTCGCACCGTCCCTGAAAGGACAGCCTATAAACTGTCTTAGATTTGGTCGCATTGATTAGATGAAGATTGGGTTACGGCCCATGCCTGGAAATCCGCCGAAGCGGGTTGAGTTGCTCAGGGCTCGGCAGGCAGATAAAGACCTATCGCATGTAGTAACGGCTCCGGTATACCCGCACCGCGTACCCTTGAACGACCGATATCGGCAACGGTTCTTGTACATCTTATTTAAAGGGAATCTCTGGAGAAATAGGTTATCCCCCGCCAAAGTAAACCGTGCCCAATTCTGATCAGTCATAGGTTTCTTGAGCCTGAACTCGTATTCTACTTCTGCCGTCGTCAGGTTGAGATGCGCCGAATGGACAACCGATAGCAACGCATCTATAGGCGAGATACCATTGGCTTTCACGTAGACATCGTAATCTTGAAGATACCGCTCCAATGCCCTTGAATGGTTCGAGACCCGCAATTCAACTGTTGGTATCTCTCCGGTGCTGGCTTCGCTGATTTCGTCCAACTCAAAAGGGAACGCAACGTAGGTCTCGCTATTCCATGTAGTGTTGATATTGTCACTCGTGATCCTGATTGGATCGGCAAGGCCCGGTACAGTGATTTCAAACAGGACAATCGTATATCCGCTGTTCGATAGCTTATTTTTCTCCTGAATCATTGCAGATGATAGGACGAGGGCCATTATTGTTCCTCCAACGTGACCGACACTTTGAAATATCCGTAGGGTTCCACCGGCTGAATCGAGATAGAGTCATCAGCAAACATGACATTCAGGGTATTCCCGAAGAAATCCGTCCAGTTAAAAACAGTCCCCTGATTTGCATCAAAGAACGTCTGTATTCCTGTTGCCCCTTCTGCTGCCGTTATGCGCGGCCAAACGAGGTTGATATTGATGCTTCTTGCCCTACTGCCCTTCGGCCGGGTCTGGGCATAGTTGGCTTCCTTTTCAGTCTTGATTTGAGGTCGATAGCGTTGCCAACCACCCGACTCATAACCAGGGCCAACCGTATAAGCCGTGTTGAAACTTTCCATTGTTTATCTCCCGAGCATGTCGCGAAGACCGCCCACATTCTGCTGAAAGCCTTCCATCCACAGATTGACTACGTATTCCGAAGGTCGTATCTGGTTGACCTCCTGGCTGACAATCCTTGCGGGTTGACCACTGTTGTTGACATTGACGCTGATCTTGATTGTTTGCTGACCGCCGCCTATGGGTGTGACATACCCATTGTTTCGGCCCATTGTCAGGATCTCCGGCTTTCCGCTTTCACCGACCAGGTAGGATTCACCGGCATATGTAGGCCCGCCCAATGCTCTTCCAGCAAGAAAACTAAAATTGGACCCAACATTGCTGTAAGCTCCCGAAAAGTTAGAAGATGATGTAGTGGCCGTAGAGCTACTGAACAGACCGCCCAGGCCGCTCGTGATGCCATTGACCAACGGTTGAATAATCATGGCTTTGAGCATAGCCTTGTAAATCTCGTTCAGCACGTCGAGAGCCAGAGATTTGAAGTCAAGAAATTTGTCTGAGGTATAATCAAGGAAGTTGCTGAAAGAATCTTCCATCCCGGACGTTATTGTCTTGGTTGCATCCAGGATGTTCTTGCCTGTGTCGGCATAATCACGGGAGATCAGATCGAAGCTTTTGCCGATTGCCCCCGTTACCCCGTCCCGGTCGAATGCTGCGCTCACGGAGTCAGCTATCTTGAACGAGTTCTGCTGCATCCTTGTTTGGAGATCCGCGTCCTCTTTCTCTAATGCCCGGTTGCGCTCCGAGACCTTTGTTGCCCTTTCCCTCTGCATGGCTTCTACGGCATCAGGGTTGCCTTGTTCTAAGATCGTGTTGTGGGTGGTTTTGTTCTCCGTTACCCACTTGTCGTATTCATTCTGAATGCTTCGTTTTCTGAGGTCTGTTTCTCTCCTGTCTATCTCTTCCTGAAATTTGAACCATTCTGTCGCCTTGACCTTCTTGGCCTCATACAGGTAGTCGTAAAGGTCTTTCTCTTGCTCTATCTGCGCCCCAAGCTTATCGAGTACCCCTTGAGCCGATATCCCACCCATAGCGCCCGCATACTTGTCAATGTCCTGCTGAATTTTCAGAAGGTCTCGATACTCACCGTAAGCAATGTCGATCCTCTCTTTGGCCCCTTTATTCGCCATCTCGGTTTGGCGTTTCTCATGGTCTTTCTTCGCGGCCAGAAGCTCTTTTGCTGCCGCGTCATTTATAGCCTTAGTGTTTTTCCCTTCGTCATTGGCGAGGTTCGTGGCCTGCTTCTTCTTGATGTCAGCAAGGAGAATGGCGTAACCCTCATTCTCTGCCTTTATCTCCGCTTCAAGGCCCTCGGTGATAATGACCATCCTGGAGGCGTAATAGTCGGACGTGGACAACATGCCCTTATCGTGAAACATATCGAGTTCGTGTTGCTGAAGATCGAGACCGCTTTTGAGGATCTGAAGATTGGCTTGGAGGATAGCCTTGTCGGATGCAAGCTCACTGCTGTAGGTGTTTTTCTGCTTACTGACCTTAGTGTCATCGTCTTTTTTCTTGGGCGTATACTTGGTGTCTTTCTCGTCAGGTATTTTCTTATAATACGCACCACGTTCAAGCAATCCTGCTTTGACAGTTGCTCTTACCAATCTTGGGTCTGTCCCTCCATGTTCAAACGCTTGGAGATCAGCAGAGGTAGCGCCCATCAGATTTTGGGCCTTCATGTCTATCGCTTGAATTTTTTGCGCATTGTCGAGGGCAGACTGATTGACGGACGTTTGAACGGCTCCCCAATACCGCTCCATTTCGTTGTAATCAGGCATCCCTGTCACGCTGCTGATACGTTTTGTCATCGCTTCAGGAAGAAGCCATTGACCACTTGCAACCTTGCCGATCTTCGCTGACATAATGTAAAGATCGGTTGCCGTCCCTGCCGTCAAATCAAAGGCCTCCCGGAGCCCGTAGACCGTAACAATCGCCTGCTCAATGGCAGACGTAACACCCTTCACGCTTTCGACAACTTCAGGTTTAAATCCCTTTATTTTCCCGGTCGTTTCATCGACATCCAATAGAGCTTTCTGAATATCCCTGAGTTCTTGTTTGATAAAATCAAACAAAGGGGCAAGGACTTGACCGCCCACCATCAGGGCGATGTCTTTTGTGTTATTCCACAGGCCCGCCCAAGAGTCCTGAGCTACAGCCCCCGCCAACCTGTAGGCTTCAAGTTTACCCATGAGGAAATTAAACAAGCCCTCGGCATCTCCTTTGTACCTTCTCACGTCTTCATTTGTGATACCGAGAGCGACGGCGATCCGGCTGTTCCGTGGGTTGATGGTCCCCTGGAGCAGTGAGCGTATTTCTTCAGCCATTTGATTGAAAGGTAGCCCAATTGCCCCCGCAGCCTGCACCATCGAAACAGTGAAGTCTTTTATCATCTTCGGGTCAAAAGCTTTTGCAAGCCCTATAGGAATGGCTGTCTGATATGCGACAACAAGTTCATCGAGGGTTGCCAGTGTCTCGAAGTTGGCAACCTGTAGCTCTTTCATGATGCCGACAGTTTGAGATTGAGCGGCCTTAAATGCCTCCTGCGCCTCTAAGACTTTTCCTGTAGTCTGATCGACATATTGCCCCCCGGTCATCAAGCCGGCAGCGATACCGTTTTGAGCGGTTTCCAGAGTCCCGAGATAATTCATGATGGCCCCGGCCGTCATATCCCATGCCTGTTTTGCAACGTATAGCTCAGCTACGATAGGGAGAAAATTGGCATGCAGCTTACGAACTGTGTGGCTCCAATCCTCGGTTGAAGAAACCGCCGTCTTGTGGGTCCTAACGACCCTCTCGGTCTCTTCACGCCATTTCCTTAGTTGGGTAGCGTCGAAGGTCTTATTGAGTTTATTGGCTTCGGAATGAGCTCGGTTAATCTCTTGCGCTGCTGATTTGGCTAATGTTACTCTCTCGCTTTCCGATCTCTTGGCCTCTTGCTCGATTATTCGATAACCCTTCTGAATTTCGGCCCTATCGGTAGCCGTCATTGCGGCCGAACTCCACGTAACCCCGGTCTTCCCTTTCGTAGGAACCATCCCCTCGGCGGTAAACTGCTTATTGAGGGTCTGGACTTGAGCGTGATATCCTCGCTGAATATTGAGGAGTTCCCGGCTTACCTCCGTTTCTTTCTGTTTCCTGGCAGTGGCTTCTTCCTGTAGGTTCTTGCTGAGCCTTGCCGCTGCTTCGGTGGATCTCTTGGTGTCCTGCCATTCCCGGAAGGATTCGAGATCCTTAAGTACGGCTTTAGTCTCGTCTGCTACCTTTTTGGCCTCAGACACAACCCCCTTGAGGTTGACCGACAGATTAAACGACCCCAAGGCAGACTTGATCTCGTTCTTGAGCTTATCAAGCTCAGCCTTCGATACCGACTGGTTGTACTTGATGCCTACGTTGAGGAATCTATCGGCCATTTTCTATCTGCCCCTCCGTTTTTCGTGGGTCCGCTTGTAACTGTCAGTTTTGCTCTTGGCTTGGTTGATGATTGATTTGACCGTAAAATAGAAGTTTGTTTCTTCGAGAAGCTCAGAGACCGATCTGCCGCCCCCGAAACCCCCGTCCGACATCGTTACGAGGTTGATAATGTCAATCCATTCATTGTCTATAAATGAGATTGGACATTGGTTGTACTGTTCTCCGAAGACATTTACTATGAATGAGGGATTTCTTACTGATTTACAATTTCGGTCGCTATCGTATCCTGACTCTCTACACTCTCGGCAGTCCCATTCTTTTCCGTCGTCTGATTGGTCTCGATACCACTCTCCACAGATGACGGATTGCCTGAGTTTCCCAGGTCTTCTCCTGATACGGCGCCGAGAATATCGTTGCAGATTTCTGTCATGATATCATCAGTCAGACAGTCGATATTGTCAAAATTAAAGGGAAGGGCAACCGTTCCCTCATCCTCTTCGACCGTGATATTTTCCCACCCTGTCAGATATTCCTTGTCTCTCAAGATATCGAGACAAGTCTTTCTATTACTCAGGTGCCTTTTCGTGAGAAGCCGTCCGGCGCCCCACAGGTCTTTGAAGGCATCGACGGAGTTTTCTTCTTCCTTGGGAGTCTCTACCGTCTCTTCTTCCTTGGCATCCTCTGCCTTCTGACGGGCCTGTATGCGGTCCTGTAGTTCTATCATATGGATACGGTCATCTTCCGTGAAGAAGTCGGCCTGTTCCATCTGGAACTCAAGATATTCAGTTCTTGTCATAGATCTGATGGTGAACTTCGGCGGGTTGGGTTCCCCTTTGAAATCTTCGGGGATGTAGATTCGCTGCTTGCGGGATAAGGCGAGAACTCGTGACATGATCCTTTGCCTCCTTATGGCTTATTGGATTTTAGGTGATGATTAGTTGATGATTCAGCTTAAGCTGGCCCAGTTAGCAAGAATTCCTTACATACTGAATGAAACGTATTGGTCTACGCCAGCGCTTTCCCTACCGCTACCCCGAACAGTCCCGTGATGGTGTTGCTGAGGACCGCCGCCGGGTCTTTCAAGATGAACATGGCGGTGAGCGTCAGGACCGTTACCGCGACGATGACAAGGTTTTTGTCGTCGTTGAAAAAGATCGGAAG